GTTCTGGTACATATACAGCATAGATTATGGCAATTACAAAAGTAACAAACGATTTATTAGATTTAAGTGTTTCTACTGATGCTTTAGCTTTGCCTAGTGGTACAACAGCGCAAAGACCTACAAATCCAGTAGAGGGTACGATACGACATAATACCGAGATAGGGGAAACAAAATTAGAAACTTATAATGGTACTGGATGGGCTACTGTAAATAAATTTGAACCTCCTGTTGCTTCTTACCTTGTAGTCGCTGGAGGCGGCTCTGGGGGGCTTGCTAATAATAATGCTGACCATAATAATACTGGCGGAGGAGGAGCAGGAGGATTACGAACTTCTTATGGTAGCACTTCAGGAGGTGGTTCATCAGCAGAATCAGATTTATTATTGAGCAACGGAACCACATACACAATAACAGTAGGTGGTGGAGGAAGTCAAGGCAATGGAAGCGATTCATCAATATCAGGCGCTGATATTACAACAATAACATCCCTTGGAGGAGGATTTGGTGGTGGTGGTTATAATCCACTCAATCTTCCATACGGCATTCCAGGTAGTGCTGGAGGATGTGGCGGTGGTGGCGGAAACCTTTATAACCGATCTGGTGGTGCTGGAACGGCAGGACAAGGATATGCTGGTGGAACAAATTCAGGTAGTGGAAATAGTAGTTATCCAGCTTCTGGAGGCGGTGGAACAGCATCTGCTGGAGTTGCGTCAACTTGTTGTGCTCCTGGGGCTGGTGGGGATGGATTATCAGTATCAATAATAGGTTCAGCTATAAATTATGGCGGCGGTGGAGGCGGTTCTTACGGACCTACTTCTGGCGGAACCGCTTCTGGAGGTATTGGTGGCGGTGGCTATGGTGCAGCAGGAAGTGGTAATCCAGATGGTGGCCCTGGAACTGCAAATACTGGCGGCGGAGGCGGAGGAACTTGGGGTAAAAGTAGAAGTGGAACACCTCAATGGCCAGGCGGTTTAGGCGGCTCAGGTGTTGTGATTTTAAGAATAGCTACAGCTTCATATTCAGGTACTTATACAGGGAGCCCTACAGTAACAACAGACGGAACAGATACAATTTTAACATATACATCAAGCGGAACATATACCGCATAATAAATTAAATTATGGCACATTACGCAAAAGTTTCAAATGGTATAGTAACAAAAGTAATTGTTGCAGAAGCAGACTTCTTTAACAACTTTGTTGATGACTCGCCTGGAAAATGGATTCAAACTTCTTATAACACAAGAGGAGGTAAACACTACAATCCAGAAACAGGAGAGGAATCTACAGACAAAGAGCCTTTAAGAAAAAACTATGCAGGAATAGGGTACACTTACGATGAGGTAAGAGATGCTTTTATTCCGCCCCAACCTTTTAATAGCTGGATTCTAAATGAGGATACTTGTTTATGGGAATCTCCTGTACCTTATCCTACAGATGGTAAAATGTATAAGTGGGATGAAGAAGCTGGAAATTGGGTTGAACTTGTAATTGAATAAAAATGGCTATAGATAAAATAGACCATCCAGAGTTACTAGAATTAGATTCTAGCACAGGGGCTACTGCACTTCCTAGAGGAACGACTGCACAGCGCCCTGCATCCCCTTCTGCTGGATATATTCGTTTTAATACTACTGACAACGTATTAGAAACTTACAATGGAACCGAATGGCTTACTATAGATACTACTGATTATCCTTACAGCATAGAGTATTTAGTTGTAGCTGGTGGGGGTGGTGGCGCACAATATACAGGTTCTGGTGGGGGAGGAGCAGGTGGTTATTTGTCATCAACAACTTCTTTATCTACAGGTATTATTTATTCAATTACAATAGGTGCTGGAGGTGCTGGAGGGGTAAATACAAGCGAAAGTGTTTCTGGAAATGATTCTTCCATTTTAGGAGGCTCTGTAAGTATAACATCAATAGGCGGTGGAGGTGGCGCAGGATATAAAAATTCTTTTTATGCTGCTAAAAATGGCGGTTCAGGTGGTGGTGGAGCGTATGCTGCAACTACTTCTGGCGGTTCTGGTACTTTAGGTCAAGGAAATGATGGAGCAACAGGTGGCGGTGGTCCTGGAGATGTTGGAGGTGGCGGCGGTGGCGCAGGAGCTGCTGGAAGTGGCAGACAAGGTGGTATAGGAACTTCTTCTACAATAACAGGGTCATCTACATATTATGCTGGGGGAGGAAGTGGTGGTCAATATCCATCTGGTAGTACACTATCTGGCGGATTAGGTGGCGGAGGAACTGGTGGCTTAAACGGAGGCGGATACACATCTGGTACAACAAATACAGGAGGAGGTGGAGGTGGTACAGGTTCAAGTTCTATAGCTACTCAGGGTGGATCTGGTGGTTCTGGAGTGATTATACTTCGTATGCCTACCGCAAACTATTCTGGAACTACAACTGGCTCTCCTACTGTTACAACTGATGGATCGGATACAATATTAAGCTACACTAGTAGCGGAACTTATACAGCTTAAAATACATATAATTAAATAAAATGAATTTAATAAGAAAAATATCAATTGGTAGAGATTATAAAAATGATGCAATGCATTATTCAATTAATCAAGAAGTATTTGGCGGACATACTATATCCGAAATACTTGAAGAAGAAGAAGGATACGTAATATATATAAAGAAGAATGACGAAATATTGCCATGGAAACATTTTAATAAGAATATGGCGGTATCAATTGAATTTAATTTAGAATATTAATGAAACATACACATGCTTATATTGTAGAACCAATTAATGGTAGATACAATAATAAGAAAAATGTTGAAGACAAAGAATTAATATTAAATACATCTATAGAAGATCATAAATTTGTAAATAGGAACGGTGTTATAATTGAAACACCTATTATTAAAGACGAATATGATTTACAAATAGGTGATGAAGTAATTATTCACCACAATGTATTTAGAAGATATTATGATATTCGCGGCAATGAAAAAAACAGTCGTAACTTTTTTGAAGAAAACAAATATTTTTGTTTTTCAGATCAAATATTTTTGTACAAAAGAAACGGTAAATGGTATACTCCAAGCGGTTTCTGCTTTGTAAAGCCAATACACAACTTAAATATGTTTGATGATGCTAAAGAAGAGCCATTAATAGGCGTTTTAAAGCATTTAGGAGACGATATAAAAGCTTTTGGACTACAAGACAATGATTTGATTGGTTTTACACCAAATAGCGAATATGAGTTTATAATTGACTCAGAAAAATTATATAGAGTACCACTTAATTCAATTTCAATTAAATATGAACGCAAAGGAACTGAAGTCGAGTATAATCCAAGCGGGTTATAAGGCAGTACACGAGCTTATAAGGGTAGCAGAAGAAGAAATAATAGTAGATGGCGGTGAAGATGAATTAGCTGCTGATAGATTAAAGAATGCTGCTGCTACAAAAAAACTTGCAATATTCGATGCTTTTGAAATTCTTAGCCGTATAGAAGCGGAAAAGAATATAATGGAAGATAAACCCGTTGAAAAGAAAGAAGCGTTTGGTGGATTTGCTGAAAGAAGATCAAAATAATGTACGAACAGACATTAGTTAAAACCGTAACACCAATTAAACCTAACGTAATCAAAAGATTAAATAGGTATAACAAATGGGAATACGGTTATAATAAAGAATACGATATTATTGTTATCAGCAAAAACGGTAAGATTGGTGAAATTATTGAAATACAGGGATTGTGTATAGCATTGCCACCGCAACCAAAAGAAATTGATAATAATAATAACAGATGGGAACCGCACGAATTTCCTAAAGAATTAAATAACATTAAAAGTATATTTGATTGGGAAACATATCCGGATTCATTTAAAAATAAATGGTATGCATACATTGATAGAGAGTTTACAAGACGCGAAGAAGGTTATTGGTTTAACAACAAAAACATTCCTACTTACATTACTGGTTCTCATTATATGTACTTGCAGCACACCAAAATTGATGTTGGGAAACCAGATTATAGAGAAGCCAACAGACTATTCTTTATTTTTTGGGAAGCATGCAAGGCAGATAAAAGATGCTATGGGATGTGCTACCTTAAAAATCGGCGATCTGGGTTTAGCTTCATGTCATCTGCCGAGACCGTTAATCAGGCTACAATCACCTCTGATGCTCGGTTCGGTATTTTATCCAAGACAGGTTCAGATGCAAAGAAAATGTTTACCGATAAGGTTGTACCAATATCCGTCAACTATCCGTTCTTTTTCAAACCAATACAGGACGGGATGGACAGACCAAAATCAGAGCTTGCGTATAGAGTACCCGCATCAAAGCTTACCAAAAAATCCATTACAGAAACCAATGAAAAACAAATATTAGAAGGATTAGATACTACTATTGACTGGAAAAATACAGGTGATAACAGTTATGATGGTGAAAAGCTTAAGTTATTAGTTCATGATGAATCAGGTAAATGGGAAAGACCTGATAATATATTAAACAACTGGAGGGTAACAAAAACAACACTACGATTAGGTAGTAGAATTATAGGAAAGTGTATGATGGGATCAACATCCAATGCATTAGAAAAAGGTGGTGATAACTTCAAAAAACTTTATTATGACTCAGACATTACCAGAAGAAATAAAAATGGACAGACTAGTTCGGGATTATATTCTTTGTTCATACCTATGGAATGGAACTACGAAGGATACATTGATTCTTTTGGATACCCTGTCTTTGATACGCCAGAAGAACCCATCATTGGCAATGGAGGCGACTACATTGACACAGGCGTAATAGACTTTTGGGAAAATGAAGTTGAAGGTCTTAAACATGACAGTGACGGTTTAAATGAATATTATCGTCAATTTCCTCGTACTGAGGAACATGCGTTTAGAGATGAAGCTAAAAATAGTATATTCAATTTAAGTAAAATATACGAGCAAATTGATTTTAATGAAACAGCTATAAGAGATGGTCTTGTAACAAAAGGATCGTTTAGTTGGGAAAACGGAATTAAAGATACAAAAGTATTATTTACTCCAAATCCAAATGGTAGATTTTTAATTAGCTGGGTACCGTCTAAGAATCTGCAAAACAATGTAATAGTAAAGAATGGCACTAAGTGTCCGGGGAATGAACATATTGGTGCATTTGGATGTGACTCATATGATATATCAGGTACAACAGATGGTATAGGGTCTAAAGGTTCATTGCATGGGTTAACAACCTTTAGTATGGAAGATGCCCCGCCGCATACATTTTTTTTAGAATATATAGCTAGACCTCAAACTGCTGAAATATTTTTTGAAGATGTTTTGATGGCTTTAGTTTTTTACGGTATGCCAATACTTGCAGAAAATAACAAACCAAGATTGTTATATCATTTAAAACGAAGAGGTTATAGAGGTTTTTCAATGAACAGACCTGATAAAATTTGGAATAAATTATCTATAACAGAAAAAGAAATAGGTGGAATACCTAATACATCTGAAGATATAAAACAAGCTCATGCCGCCGCTATTGAAACATACATAGATAAATATGTTGGATATAATGAAAACGGGAGTGGTAATATATATTTCAATAAAACATTAAATGATTGGGCTAGGTTTGACATAAATAAAAGAACAAAATATGACGCTACTATTAGTTCCGGGCTTGCTATTATGGCTTGTAATAGGCATTTATATCATCCAAAACCGAAACACGAAAAACAATCATTAGGAATAAAAATACAAAGATTTAATAATAAAGGAATGCATTCGCAAATAATTAAATAGCATGGCTGAAACAATTTTAAAAAGTTCATTTCCAAGTCAAATAGCAAGCGATGCTGAAAAGGCTAGTTTAGAATATGGGTTAGAAGTAGCTCGTGCTATTGAACATGAATGGTTCAAGAGAGACTCTGGAGCTACTAGATTTTATTCTAATAGAGATGAATATCATAGATTACGATTATATGCTAGAGGCGAACAATCTGTAAAAAAATATAAAGATGAATTATCTATTAATGGTGATTTATCTTATTTAAATTTAGATTGGAAACCTGTACCTATTATACCTAAATTTGTAGATATTGTAGTAAACGGTATGTCTGATAGGCTTTACGATGTTAAAGCTTTTTCTCAAGACCCATCTTCTGCGGCTCAAAGAACAAAATATGTTGAGTCTATTATTGAAGATATGCAAACAAGGGAAATATCTGATCAGATTCAACAACAATTAGGTATAAACGTTTATAATAACGATCCGTCTAAATTACCAGAATCAGAAGAAGAACTGTCATTACATATGCAGCTTGAATACAAACAAGCTATTGAAATAGCTCAAGAGCAAGCTATTAATTCTGTAATGAATGCAAATAATTATGATCTTACACAACGTAGAATCAATTATGATTTAACAGTTATTGGAATTGGTTGTGTAAAAAATGAATTTAATAAGTCTGAAGGAATTAAACTTAAATATGTTGATCCAGCAGATATTGTTTATTCTTATACATATTCACCTTATTTTGATGATATATATTATATTGGAGAAGTTAAAAGCGTGACTATCAATGAGTTAAAGCAACAATTTCCTGAGTTAACTGAAGAAGACTTAAGTGATTTAACTAAGCAAGGTGTACAAACACCAGCTTCTCATAATAGATTTATTAATGAGGATAGCGTACTTGACGCAAATACTATTCAAATTTTATACTTTAATTATAAGACTTATAATAACGAAGTATTTAAAATAAAGAAAACAGCATCTGGTGCTGATAAAGCAATACCTAAAAACGATCAATTTAATCCACCAAAAGACGATAGATCAAGATTTGAAAAAGAATCAAGATCAATTGAAGTGGTTTATGATGGAGCATTTGTACTTGGTACTAAGAAAATGCTTAAATGGGGAATTGCTAAAAATATGGTTCGTCCTAAAAGTGATACTACAAAAGCAATGCTTAATTACCACGTTGTTGCTCCTCGTATTTATAAAGGACGTATTGAATCTTTAGTAAGCCGTATAACTAGTTTTGCGGATATGATTCAATTAACGCATTTAAAATTACAGCAAGTATTAGCAAGAATGATTCCAGATGGAGTTTATTTAGACGCTGATGGTCTTGCTGAAATTGATTTGGGTAATGGAACAAACTATAATCCTCAAGAAGCATTAAACATGTTTTTCCAAACTGGATCTATTATTGGTAGATCTATGACCCAAGATGGTGATTTAAATCCCGGTAAAGTGCCAATTCAGGAATTAACATCTAATGGTGGTAATAATAAAATAAGTTCACTTATAAGTACTTATAATTATTATTTACAAATGATTCGTGACGTGACAGGTTTAAATGAGGCTAGAGATGGTTCTATGCCAGATAAAAACGCACTGGTCGGTGTACAAAAACTTGCGGCAGCAAATTCAAATACTGCTACACGTCACATATTACAATCAAGTTTATATCTTACCGCTAAAACAGCAGAAGCTATTAGCTTGAGAATATCAGATGTGTTAGAATTTTCACCAACAAGAGATTCATTTATTTCTAGTATAGGTAGATTTAATGTAGGCACATTAGAAGATATTAAAAATATGCACTTGCATGATTTTGGTATATTTATTGAATTAGCACCGGACGAAGAAGAAAAGCAATTACTTGAAAACAATATTCAACAAGCATTAGCTAAAGATCAAATTTATCTTGAAGATGCTATTGATATTAGAGAAATAAAGAATATTAAACTTGCTAATCAGCTTCTTAAGGTTCGTAGAAAAAAGAAATTACAATCTGATCAAGAAATTACACAACGTAATATTCAAGCACAGGCTAATGCTAATTCACAGAATACGCAAGTTGCAGCGCAAATGGAAGTTCAAAAGAATGAAGCAATGACAAATCAAAAAGCACAGCTTCTTCAAATTGAAAATGATCTTGCGATGCAAAAAATGCAACAAGAAAAAGAACTTAAGAAAGAACTTATGAAATATGAGTTTGATCTTAATATAGCTCTTAAAGATAAAGAAAATGAAGTGATTGACAAAAAAGAAAAGTATAAAGAGGATCGTAAAGACGAAAGAACTCGTATACAAGCGTCACAACAATCTAAACTTATAGAGCAAAGAAAAGATAGAAAAGGTGAACAAGAATTTGAATCTGCTGGAAATGATACAATGGGTAGCGGATTCAACTTAGAAATGTTTGAACCTCGATAATTTTTATTTAACCAATTTTATATTATTTTATTATGGCAGAAGAAACAACGAATGTTGAAGAGACTGTACAGGAAACAGTTGAACAACAAGTACAAGAACAACAAGAGCAACAAGAGCCTATTGTTGATGATACTAATATTACCACATCAGATGATGGTACTATTAAAATAGATTTACGTAAAAAACCTAAAGAAGAAATAGATGCCGTTCAAGAGCAAGAAACAACAAGCGTGGATGTGGGCGAACGAACCGAAGATAGCGCGGGAGTGGACCGAGAAATACGGGCCGATAACGATGAAAGCACAGCAGAAGAGCAAGTGCTCGAGCTCGTACAGGATGAAGAAACGGTAGAGCAAGAAGCTACATTAGCGGATAAAATAAAAGATATTCCTAATAAGCTTAAAGCGGAAGAAGAAAGTGTAAATAATAATCAAGAAACCAATCCATTGCCTGAGAATATCAACAAGTTAGTTGAGTTTATGCAAGAGACTGGTGGTACACTTGAAGACTACGTGAATCTTAATAAAGATTACGATAAGATGGACGACATGCAATTATTGCGTGAGTACTATCAACAAACAAAACCTCATTTATCAAATGATGAAATTGATTTCTTAATTGAAGATAATTTT